GGACTGTCCCTGCTCCGTCGAGTCTATTTTGCTTACTTGGAGAGAATTCAGAATAGACGGGGCCTCCAGAACGCCCTGCACTTCACCCCCCGTTTGTATACGCTTGGAGCTCGCCAGACGCTGGTGTACGCTGATAGGATCCTTCGGCTGAAAGCCCTCCGCGCCCACCACAGCCCCCTTCGGCCCTCCAACGGCCCCGTAACCCGTTGACTCTATCGTGGGTACAAGACCGACTTTCAGAATCCGCAGGAGGATCATAATAATCAGCACTCCCACAACACTGTACGCAGACTCCGTGAATAAGTAGGCCATCATTGACAGGATTGCGCTTAGAAGAAGGTGTCCGGGTGGGAATGCGATGACCGCATATACCGCCATGAGTGTTGCTACGATAACTTCCGTCTTGACCTTCTTCATCTTACAGGGTCTTCTACCGGTTAGTACAGAAATTAACCGCCAAGTACTTAAATTAAGTACTTGGCTCTGATGGCTAGAACGAAAAGATTAATTCACTCCAATATCATAAGGCCACTCTGTGGCCTTATCTATGGGGAGTACTTAACTTTAGTACTAGACGTAAGCGCTTTCCGATGCGCCTCATTTCAGGACTTGATGATAAAATGTGGGGTCTTTTTACTATGAAAACAGAGGTACAATGACTCGCTGTAGAACCCAGAAGGTAGATCCAGCGACGAGCGATTTTACGAGCAGGCCGCTCATTTTCAGCTGGCCGGTCGTCAAAATCGTACAAGGGAGATAGTGGGCGAACAGGACGTTCGTGACCGGGAGAGAAAAAACGAAGAAGAGGATCGCCACCATGATCGGGATCTTGAATTCATCTCCGACGCGCTGTATGTAGGACTTCTTATAGGGGCGATACGCGGGAGCATTCGCTACCGCTGCATTCGCTGGCGCCTCGTGTGCCGTATACATGGCCGATGAGGACGGGACTCCATGTATGGCCGCCGCAAAATCCGCCGGAGTCGGGTGCGCCCCGCCGATCACATGGGCCGTAGCGGGATTCGTAGACATCGTATAGGAGTTCATGGCGGTATTCTGGACCGCTGCCGGAGGAGGTAGAGGCGGGCCGTTCATCTCCTTCAGAATCTGGTCGACAAGATCGCCGTCCTTGGACGAGACAGGAGGGGACGAGTCTAAATCTGTAAGTAGGGTACTCATTTCTGAAATAGGAACGCGAAAGATTTATATGGAATATTTCGCAGATCATAAAAAGGATTCCAGAACGGCTCCATCGGCCGGACAGGCCACGTCGCGCGTCCCGAATTGGTAGCATTTCTCCCCGATCTGATACGTGGTCTTCGTAACTTCCTCAACAGGCGCAGGCTTCTTCGTGGAACAATCGCGTTCTCTGCAGCCGGGTTTGAGTGCCGCCATGATTCCCACACCAAGAATGAAACTGAAGGCGAGAGAGTACTTCTCTGACTTCAACATTCGCATCATTCTTCTTCCTGTCCTTTACACCGGAAATCTCTCATCTAGTCAGAGATGCTCAAACACTTTCGTATAGTACCATTCTTGGCAGGTCTTGCAGCCGGATATGGCCTATTCCTGTTCTACAAGTCGGAACCGAGAGTCTTCTACGAGTATCCGCACCCATCAAATGTGGATACTCGCACCTATAAGGATAAGAACGGGGTGTGCTATTCGTACACGAGCAAAGAGGTCTCGTGCGACAGCTTTGAGGGGGCGTTGAAGCCGTATCCGATAGCGAACTAACTCGCATTCGGAACGGCGGAACCCTTTCTGAAAAACTTCTTCTTTGCAATAATGGCCCCTGCACGCTGGGCGGCCTGCTGCTCCTCTGTAACAACGGACTCATCCGCCTCTCCACTCGCAGATACAGCCGTGCCGGCCTGCTCCGATCCCTCGCGCAATTGGTAGCGGAGCGTCTCCAGAGCGAGGCCGACCGCGTTTTCGCCCGTCCATTTGGAGGGATCGAGCGATTCGCGAGTACGATCTCCAAATCCGATTCCGGAAGGTCCCTCGCGCGTGTCGGCGAATACGAGGGCATCCGTGCCCGTCTCCAGCAGACGGGCCTTCAGCTCCTCGTTGCTGCCGTAGAGCGCCGTAAAAATCCGTAGCCAGAGGCCTTTTGGGTCCTTCGGCTGCGTCTTGAGTTTTTTCGTGATGAAGCGCATGGTGCGCGCCGAGCGAGTTTGTAGGAGCTGGGACATCATCGTTTCCGATCCCGCCTCTTTTGCTCTCGCGTATTCCCAGGCCTGAGAGGCGGTAAAGAAGCGCGTGGATTTCCCATCGTCCCCCTTCATAGTGAACTCCACCGGCCAGAACGGGCTGAGGAAGCCGGAAGCTCCCTCGTCGGCTTCGTAGAAGATGCGCGCCAAACGACCGTCGCGCAGGCGCTGGCGAACACCTGTACCGACGCCTTCGACTTCTGCGGCAGGAGCGACCTCTTCATCCTCCTCTTCCGGAGGGGTCTCCACGTAGGTTCCGTAGGATTTCATGAGAGGGAGTTCACGTACAATGAGCCGGGCGAATTGCTTTTTGAAAGGATCGTCGATATTCGAAAACAACTTCCTCATTTCCCCGGGCCTATCAAAGAACACTTCGCGTACTTCCGGATTTGCTAGGCCCTGGATTCCTCTTGTGCCGTAGCGAACACGCGTGAGAATCTGGTCGGCCTCCTTCGCGTCGTTTTGGGCTGCGATTACACCCTGGATAGCGCCGGTGAGTTTGTAGTCGTTCGTGGCCTTGCGTAAGGCAGTGAGGGCGTCCTCATAGCGCGTCTGGGCCTCTCCGATGGCGTCGAGGCGCTCCTGGTGGAGTGTTTCGCGCTGGGTCGGATCCAGAGGGACGAACGTCTTGAGATTGATCGTGTCCTGTAGGACACCGTCTTTGTTATAGACAACGAGGTTGCCGGCCTTATTATATGTGAACAGCTTGCCGAATCTGCCCTTCTTCTTATAGAAGGCCGTGATACGTTTGTCCTGTTCCTCGGAGTAGGCGGCGATGTCGCGAATATATTCGCCGAGATCATTCGCTTTTGCTGGTGCCACTTTTGCTGGTACTTCTGCCGCTGCTACTTCTTCCGCCATCTTCTATAAAAAGGATATATCATTCTTCACTAAAAGCGTCGGGCGGGGTTTCGCCGTAGTATATGTATTTCGGTTTGCCCTTTTTGCTGGCCTCCGTGTTCAGCACGTAGTAGCCCGGTTTCATGTTCTTCCGTTTCGGCACAGGAGGGAGCGGTTCTACCAAGTTCTCGGACTCGTCGGCGTCTGCTTTGGTCTCTGTGCGTTTTTTAGAGCCACCAGTTGTGCCGGGAGAAGTGAAAAAGAGGGTGATGCAGTACGAGAGGACGGCCCAGAGAATACAGAAGAGCCAGAATGGGAAGAGCGTGTTCCCTTTTGCGACCGTTCCGAACTCTTTCCAGTTCCCTTCTTCGTCGAACATAAGGCTTGGTCGTAATAGAAGAATTACAACGATTCCTATTAAATACAAAATCGCGGCAAAGAGGAGCGTCCTCATCTGTCGTATGAGGAGGTTATTCTTTGCGTGATAAAACTTTTGCACGGTGCCTCCTCGTTTTTTTGGCGCGGCGTTTGTGGCGACGTGTTTGGGCCCCGCCCCAAAACGAGGGAATCTTAATAAACCCATAACGTGTTTGGAAGTAGGGGGAGCAATACGTGGCAATTGTCGCTTGTATTTCCTTTCTACTTTTTTCGGCAGCTAGAAGAGCCTCTCCGAAAGCTTGATCAACATTGCTATCGATTTTTTGTGAAACAGCCGCGGTGAGGCCCACATATCTACACTTAATTTGTATTTTAATAATCATCCTCTGCAATCTGATCGTGATCGTAGCCGCCCTCATCCCCTGCTTCAACCCCATCAGCCCCAAACAACTCCGCGAACCCCATTTCCGCCCGCTGATTCCGCTCCACTTCATACTGATCCGAATCGTACCTCTGGATCGCGTTCGTCCCGCCGATCGCCCACTCCTTCAATCCGAGCTGCTTGATCCGCTTCGCCATCTTCTTCTCTTCCGGTGTCATCCCCTCGAACCGCCGAATAAACATGTTCTTCTCGATCTCGTCCCGCCGATTGATGAGTTCCTGTATGTATTCATCCGTGAATTTCAGCCCCTCCTTCCGCATCTTCTGAACGCACACGTCGAGAATTTGCCGCGGCGAACTCGAGCCGGGATCTAAGCGATCCGAATCCCCCGCCACAGGAGTAAATTCCGGATCCACGAATTTCGCGAGAATTCCTCCGATGAGGGCCGAAACTACGTAGGGCAGCCCGAGTTCCCCCCCAGGAATGAATGTGCTCCGAATATTCTGTTTCAAAATACCGATGGCCGCCGACAGGTGTTTCACGGCCCACCGGATCTTCTCCAACGTAATTCCCTTCGCCCGACTCGCCAGTTGATTCACGATTTGCAGATGACTCTTCAAATTCTCGTTGATGTCGTCCTCCGTCCCCGGACCCAGATTCGCTCCTGCATGGAATTTCAGAGACGAAGTTTGGAATTCCGTCGCCAGTCGCTGGAACGGGACCAGAATATACGTCCGCACGGTCTCCACGGCGTCCGCCACACTCCCCTCCAGAACCCGCTGCAATGTATCTCTGTTCGGCCCCCCGATAGCACCCCGCACTCCCTCTAAATGCTGCGCGGCGAGCTCCGAGAGCGGCCCGTACGCATTCGCCAGATCCATCTCCCCTCCCGCACCCGGTGGAATCTTCCCTAACCGCTCGATCGTCTCCAAGATAATTACGCGCCAACCCTCATACGGCTCCGGATCCATCTTTGACAGCATATCGAGGAGCCGCATTCCCGCGAGAGGCCGCTCCGCCTGATACGGCTCCACCTTAAACGCCCTGTGTGTCGCGTCAAGAATCGTTTCGAACGTATCGTCGTTCACGGTGATCCCCTGCGTCTGTAGGGCCACCTTCCCCTTCGTGACAATCGCCTCGATCTCCTCCACATACGTCTTCATCAGATCCTTTGAGCCAATCGGCGGGAACGGCGTAACCTCATATGGATTATCAGGGAACACGAAGCCGCAGTGGACGCACGTATTCGTATAGCCCGGCTCGTGCGGCATACCCACTCTCGGACCCTCGTAACACACCTTCAAAAAGATCCTGTACTTGATCTCGGGAGGCACAGAACCCACGAGCAAGTCGTAGGGGCGAGGCGTGAATTGCACTCCAATATGAGTGTCTATGGGACCACGAGGAGGCCTCTTCTCCGGAAGCGCAGGGAGCAATTTCGCATCCTTCCAGAATTTCCATGGCTCCTGAATCGGCGCCACACAGCAGGTCGCATCCGAATAGGGATTTCCCTTGACGACGGTCGCGTTCTCGAGAGCGAGTTGGTGAGAGAGGGTGATCCAGCCCCGAATACGTTCTATGGGTGTCGCCGCCTCCGGAATGGTCGGCGCCTTCGTCGCCTCCTCCTTTTTGATAACAAGAGGGATCGGGCGGAATCCATTCGGAACTCTCTCGGGAAGCTGCTCCGAGTTCGTGACTGATCCGTACACTTTCTCTAGATATGCCCGTTTCTGCGAAATTTGCTGCTGGACGGCCCCGCTCTTCAAAATGGACGTCAAAATATTCATGAAGAAACTCTGGATCGAGTCCGTGCGCCGCTTTCCACTCGTCTCGTTCTGATATCCCGTCTGATTCCACGGACTCGTATCGTCGCGTATAGTGGAAATCGCGCAGACGATGTACTCCACACCTGTCCGATCCTTCTCATTCCCCATAGGAAACCCAGAGAATCCGGCGCGACATCCTGGGATCTTGTAATTCACGACGAACCCGGGAATGTTCGTCTGAATTTCCACCAGGACGTTCGCCGCAATTGCGGCGACCATAATTCGGTGTTTAAATACCTGGTAGTCTAGGGCCGCCGCCTTACCCTTCGTCATGGCCTTATAGTCTCCCGCTGACGGCTGCTTAATCATCTCGGATTCCACGCGGTTAAGGACCCGGCGTAAAGTCTCGGGCTTTGCAAAGATCCCCACAGCATCAAAGAGGCGCTTGACAGCGACGTACATGGTCTTCTGGTCACCACTCATCTTCGCCATCTCGGCCACAGAGGCATCCTCCTCATCTTCGTTCGGTCCCAGAATCTGGTCGAGTGTATCCTTGATCGTCGGCTCTGACTCTAGAACGGCGCGGCCAGAAACAGGAGTACCGTCGTCCGAATATTCTATGCTCGTATCGTACTCGAGCTCGGAAATCGGTTGGCCGCAATTCCGACAGATGAATTTGCCCTGGAACACTCCGCCGCTGAAGGCGAGCAGTAATTCCTTGTGAATTGCGTCCTTTTCTTTCGGATGGAGATACTCTTTTAGGAGAAGAATCTCGTGGTAGCACACGAGGTGTTCCTTGCAGACGGAGCAATTCAGCCAATTATCCCGTCGAGATCCCTCGTACCGTGTGACGAATTTCGCGAACAGCTTCATCCGATTTTCGTCGTCCCGCTCTCTACGGATCATGGCGTAGTCCTTCACGTGTACGCACGTATTCGGCTCCGGAATGTACGTCTTGAGCGCGTTTATCTCGCTCTTATTGAGCGCATTCATGAGGACGGTGATGTACTCGCGACGAATGCACCGATTGCGCTCGCGCGCCACTGCGGCCGGCAGTTGGCCCACGGTCGCCAAAAAGAGGTCGACGGAGCCGACCATGATGGCCGCCACGATGGCGATGTCGTTGTTCTTATAGGCGGGTGTGGAGGCGGCCACGTGTTTCACGATGTCGCCGAGCAGGGGCTCCGCCAAAAGGTTCTTCAGCAGGACCTCGAACGATTCTTTGAGCAAAAAGGGATTCTCGGTGATCGTCTGTTCGCTAATGAGCTTCGTCATACGGTCCCCTAGTTCCATGATGTACTGTTTGATGAGGGCGCGATAGCCGTCGATCTTTTTGACAATGACGGCCTGCTGTTCGGTGTTGAATTCCATATTGGAAAAGCCGTAGCTGGCGAGTTCCGCAATCACGTCGGCGAGACCGAGCGGATACAGGGGCTGAAAGGCGAGCCAGTCGTCCACCGTCACTGTTCCGTCGGTGTTCCCCTCCTCACCGACGAGAAGTATTCCACCGGCCGTGGGAACGTCGTAGACGCCCTCCAGTCGGGAGATGATCTCGTACATTGTCTGTGGGGTGATATTGCTGAAGGCGATGTCTTTGGCGAAGACGCCGGACCGTGTGGCGCCGATGTATTGTTGTTCGGAGAGGGGAAAAAGGAGCGTGTTGAAGATGGCGGCCTCTTCGGCGGATTCGATCTGGCGATTACGATTGGAGCGAGGGCCGAGGCCGCGCAAAAGACTCAGACTGACCTTGGCGACCTGGTCGCTCGTGACGAGCATGTCCTTATCGGCTTTTAGAGCGGGTAGGCCATCCACTAGGGGCGTTTCCACTTCGATTACGGGGTACCGGAGGAATTCCGTGTCGCGCTTGAAGGGCACGGGCCGCTGGTCGCCGGACGTGGTCCAAGAGGCGTGAAAGGACTTATTTAAGTCTTGCCAAGAGGAGTACCAGGCGGGGAGGGAGTCGGGGGAGAGGACCTGAGAGCTGATGCCCCCCAGCTGCGTATTCATATAGGCGATCGTCTCCTTCACGACCTCGTCCAAGTAGCGTACATCCACATCGACACCCGGCAACTCGGTCGGATCATTGGGTGGTTCATTATGGGCGATCTTGTAGGCGGCCTCTTCCGTATGGTCCACATAGAGAACACGATTCGCCTTGACGACGGGACGTGAGAGGGGGACTTTGCCCCCGCTCAGCATGTCATTTAGGGTCAGCATGGACGTCGGGATCGTCGTACTCGTGGGTTCGCCTGAAGGGCTGTATTGGACGATCGCATTCCGAAGAAGAATGCATTGTTCGACGAGGCGCCGGATTTCCTTCAGCCTCTCGGGATTTTTCTGGGAGGCCTTGTCGAGAAAAGAAATAAGTTCCTGCAACATGTCGTTCCGCTGAATGGCGTCGGAGTATATGCGCTGATTCGCGGGGACTTCCTGGATCTCCTCTACGCCCTCGTCATCCGATGCGGCCTCAATCTCGGCGTCCAGAACATCGTTGAACTCGTCGTCGAAGTCGTCGGGCTCTTCTACGACAGTGCCGCCCTCCTCTTCTATGTCGATCTTCTGGCGAGGTCTCAAGACGGCGAACGGGAGGTCTACCGGTATTCCTATGAAATTGGCGGGAATGACAAGGTCCGCCTGTGTCTGGTCCACAAGAGTAATGGTGTCCGTGGCCTCGTCTATAGCCTTGATGGTATAGGTCGGACCAGGATTGCCGCTTTTGTCGAAGGTCTCGGCGATTTCGTCGACCTCGGCCCCAATCTGGGCCACAAAGGACGGATTCGTTCTCTTGGATACGCTATACAGATGCTCGATCTTGAGAGCCGGATCAAGATCACCGTCCACGATCGGAATATCTACGAGGCGGTCGGACAGCCCATCGGGAAGAACGCGTATGAGATCGTCATCAATATAATAAATGCGCCCGCGGAGTTTGTCTACTTGCCCTCCAACAAGATACACGGAATCGCCGAGTTCAAATAATATTTCTTCCTCATCCATGCCTTCCTATGGCTTACTTTGAAAATAATAGGAGGAACGAGCCCCGAACCGTGGTCCCAAGTACCTAAAAACTTGGCAACACTCAAGATATAGAGTAAGAAATGTCCTCCGGTTCGAAGTACGTGATTGGTTGCGATCTTGCTACTTGTATGTCGATGGTGGCCGTCTGGAAGAACGGGGCCGTAGATATTATTGCCTCCGACACGGGGAATCGGGCTGTGCCTTCTGTAGTCAGTTTCGGAGAGGAGCGTCTCGTCGGCGAGGCTGCAAAGAGCATGGGTGCCACGAATCCGAAGAACACCGTGTTCGATGCGAAGCGCCTTATCGGGCGGACATTCGATGACCCGGCGGTCCAGAAGGACATCCGTACGTGGCCCTTTAAGGTCGTGGACGACGGCAAGAACCGCCCTCAGGTGGAGGTGGAGATCAACGGGGAGGTGAAGCGTATGTATCCTGAGGAGCTGTCGGCGATGGTTCTGGGGAAGTTGAAGGCGATGGCGGAGGCCTATCTCGGCGAGGAGGTGAAGGATGCCGTTGTAACCGTGCCTGCGTATTTCAATGACGCCCAGCGCCAGGCGACGAAGGACGCGGGCCGAATTGCGGGCCTGAACGTTTTGCGGCTTCTAGCGGAGCCGACTGCCGCCTGCATCGCCTATGGTCTGAATGAGAAGGGAAAGGGCGAGCGTAAGGTCATCATCTTCGATCTGGGCGGCGGCACGTTCGACGTGTCTCTTCTCACGGTGGAGGACGGTGTGTTCGAGGTGCTGGCGACGAGTGGTGACACGCATCTTGGCGGCCAGGACGTCGATACGCGGATCGTGGAGTGGGCGATGGAGGAGTTCAAGCGCAAGACGAAGATTGATGTTCGGACCAACTCGAAGGCGATGGCGCGCCTCCGTCTCGTGGCCGAGCGCGTGAAGAAGACGCTCTCTACGGCGAACCAGGCGACACTCGAGGTTGACAGCCTGGCGGAGGGCAATGATCTTGTGCTGACGCTCTCTCGCGCCAAGTTCGAGTCCCTGTGCGAGGACCTTTTCCGGAAGTGCATGGGTCCGGTGGAGCAGGTACTGAAGGACGCGAAGCTGAGCAAGACCGATATTCACGATGTGGTGCTGGTGGGCGGCTCCTCTCGTATTCCTCGCGTCCAGGCGCTTCTGAAGGAGCTTTTCAACGGAAAGGAGCTGTGCCAGAGCATTCACCCTGACGAGGCGGTGGCCTATGGTGCGGCCGTGCAGGCGCACATTCTGAGTGGGAACAACAAGAACGATGCGACCTCGGAGCTGCTTCTTTTGGACGTGACGCCGCTGAGCCTGGGTATCGAGACGTCCGGGAATGTGATGACGACGCTGATTAAGCGGAACACGACGATTCCTGTGAAGAAGTCCCAGACGTTCTCCACGTTCTCCGATAACCAGGTCGCGGTGGATATCTGTGTGTTCGAGGGTGAGCGCCAATTCACCAAGGATAACCGGCTGTTGGGTAAGTTCCGTCTGGAGGGCCTACCGCCGATGCCTCGTGGCGTGCCGCAGATTGAGGTGACGTATGATGTGGATGCGAACGGCATTCTGAACGTGTCGGCGGCGGAGAAGTCGACGGGGAAGTCCGAGAAGATCACGATCACAAATGACAAGGGGCGTCTGAATAAGGATGATATTGAGCGGATGGTGTCAGAGGCGGCGGCTGCTGCAGAGGAGGATAAGGTGCGTATGGAGCGTGTGGAGGCGAAGAATAGCCTGGAGTCGTACTTGTATAACGCTCGGAACTCGTTCCGTGATGAGAAGGCGAAGGAGAAGACGGACGCGGCTACGTTGGAGAAGGCGGAGGGGATTCTGAAGGGGCACATCGAGTGGCTGGAGGCAAACCCAGAGGAGTCAACGGAGACGTATAAGGCGCGCCAGAAGTCGGTGGAGGAGGAGATTCGGCCGATGCTGATGGCGATGTACGGGGCGACGGATTCTTCGGGACAGGCAGCGGCACAAGCGGCAGCGGCACAAGCGGCAGCAGCAGCGGCACAAGAACAGCCTCAGGCAGAACCTGGCCCTCGCGTGGAGGAGATCGATTGATACCGTCTAGTACTAAAGTTAAGTACTCCCCATAGATAAGGCCACAAAGTGGCCTTATGATATTGGAGTGACTTAATCTTTTCGTTCTAGCCATCAGAGCCAAGTACTTAATTTAAGTACTTGGCGGTAAATAAACAATCCAAAGAAAAATATAAAAGTTGTTCACGATGTGACTAACTTTTATAATTTTTGGCACTCTATTTGCCAGACGCTTTGATTATTTTCATAGTATCAATAATAGCCTCGTTAACCAAATACAGATGATGACCTATGTCATAGAATTTAGATAGCGTATATAATTTCTCAGCCATATCACGCTCGTAGCCATTACAAGAGGAAAGAAATTGGAAGATGATAAACCTATCATCGCTGTAGGTTTTATTGCAAATAACATCTGTCGCATCAAACGTGCTCCAATTTCCGCCCCAAGTCTTCAGAAGGACACACATAATACTTTGATCGTGTCCTCCTTCGTTACGAATACGCGCCTGAATATCCTTCCAGAGGGCCAGCGTAATATCATTCGCCTTCGTCAAGACGAATCCAATGTTTACATCGAAGTCTGCGTGACTCTCTTTCATGAAAACACAGTCCAGGCCGAGTTCCATGAACGGCGCACACATCTCTTTCACTTTTCCCGAATTGATATAAATATCCGCATCACTAAAAATAAAATATTTGCCCCAGTTCTGTTCGATACATTGGATCATCAAATCCACTTTCGCATTCGAGTTGCTGAAGGCGTGGATACCCGGCTCTGAAGATATTGTTAATTGCTTGTTGAACGAGGCCTGTTCAAAGTACATCGGCCGATCGCAAAAATCGGCACGGAGAACGGGAAAGCGTTCGAACGATTCTTGTATGAGACGGTGGAAAATCTCGTAATTCGGAGTCCACATGTAATACCACGGAATACGCAGATCCATATCTCATGGTAAGCCCGAATAATACCGCGTAAAGAATCCGCGGCAATTCCGTATAATGGGTATCTATCTCCTATATTTCTGCGTATTTCATAAGGAACAGTATATCGATCTCGCGTATTTACTCCTAGAATCGCTATATAAGTATGGCGAGATCGATGAGACGATCGACGTTCTTATTTACACGACGACAGATTTTGCAACAAAGATGCAGCAAAATCCCCTGTGTAAACGGGTCATCTTTAAGGTGAATGATACTTATAGGTCCATTCCGGAAGCGTGCAAGTCGCGCCTGGATATCTTCGATTTCCCGGAATTCAGAACGTATAATACCTTCCTCTATCTCGACACGGATATACTCATACGCTACGATATTAAGCCTGTATTCCGGGCATGTACGAAAGAGGTCCTCTACGCTGTAGAGGAGGGTTCACTCGACATGGAAGTCCCCTATGATTATTGGGGAAAGACGTTGTTCTCCCCGGAAGAACTCGCCGCGTTAGAGGACCGCACGGGATTTTCATCGGGTGTACTCCTGTTCCAGAACACGATCGTCGTGCGTGAACTTTTCGGGGATATTCGGACACATATGAATTCGGGGACGCCGCACGAATTCCACGATCAGCCCTATTTCGTCTATCACGCGAAACGGGCCGGCCTCATAGACAATCAGACCCTAAAGGCGCACGTGGGGATCAACGATCGCTCGCTACAGACGATGAAGACGATTCTTCATTTCGCAGGGAGTCCGGGAGACCATGAATCGAAGTATACGAAAATGGCCCGGTACATGAAAGAATTGGCGGCGAAACCGAGGGTCGTCACCACATTTGGAAGTTGTAGAGTGTCTTATGTAACGAATAATACGCGTCTAGGTGACATGCTCACCTATACGCATACTACAAAGGAGGTCGTACAACTCATACGATATATTAAAGGGGACTTGCAGCTGGCCCCTCCGTATGATACGATCTGTTTCCGCACGGCGATTTTAAGAGACCAGCCCATCAAGTACGAGCCCCTGTTTAAGAATGTGTTCGACATGACGGACGTGTTTCTTGTGGAGGTCTGTTCCAGGAAAAAATACGTGCATGCGAATCTATGTCTTCACGATATCGCGGTCGACGCGCGGTTCCCGGACTTACATCGGAATACGCCACCGCAGATTTTAGAGGAACACGTGATGGTCAAACAGACGGACGAGGAAATTCGCCAGGATCTCTTGGAAATCCGGGAACTAGTATTCCCGCGAAAAGTCGTAGTGGTTTCCCATTACAACGCGAAACTCGATGGGGCATATTTGCCTGCGAGAAGCGAGCTCATTGCTGCCTTGCGTGGCATCTGTGAGGAGACTGGAATACCCTTTTTGGACCCTACAGAGATCCTCTCGCTCTTCCCCCAAGAGGCAATTCTTCAGCCGGATCTGAGTCATTATACGGGCACCGGATTTAGGGCTTTCAATACGATTGTGGATTCCTTTTTGGGGGAGATTAACGGCATGTGCCAAAGTTAGGTACACCCCTAGGGTGTACCTAACTTAGCCTACATGCCTACAGTAGTGATGTAGGCACAAAATAAGTACCCCCAAAGGGGGTACTTAACTTCAGCACA